CTCTTGGTATCTCCAAGAAGATCACCGCTGTGATGACCTCCGCCAACTACGGCGCGGGAACCACCATTGGCACTGCTGCCAACTTCGACACCAGCGACCTCCCCGCCATCTTGGCTCTCGCCAAGAACTATCGCCAGAAGCTGCTGCTGCTGGATGGTGGACATCTGGCTCGTCTCCAGTTCTCTGCCGCTGCGAACACCTTCCCCGATGCTCGCTATGGCCCGTTGAACAACGGTTTCTTTGGCTTCAACAACATCTTGGAGCAGAACGACTGGACTGGTGCCATCGCCAACACCGCTGGCTTCGTCTGCGGTCAGGACGCCGTCGCCATCGCCGCCGGTCTGCCGGTTGGAATGATCGCTGGCGAGTTCATCGAACAGCGCACCGTCGAGTCCACCAACGGTCTGTCGGTCCTGCTGTCCGTCTGGTACAGCCGCTCGACCCGCTCGCACATGGCGTCCTACGACATCATGTTTGGCGCGGCTGCTGGCGACAAGACGCAAGCCGAAGTTCTGATCACCGCTTAATCCTAACGGATATGCGTATCGCAACCACCATTGCAGTGGACAAGACCGGCAAGTCTAAGCTGGTGTCTGGTCCCGATGTTAGTGCGGATCTCCAACGCACTAACTTCAACACTGCTTCTGTCCCAGAAGGAGGCAAGCTTGTCCTGTGGATACAGGGAGCCTTAGCACCGAAAGTCCGAAAAGGTTAACCGTTAAAATTGGGGAGGCTGCTGGAAAGTTCCGGTGGCCTCCCCTCTAACCGATCAAAAAATGTCCGCATACCAGACCGATGTAGCAACGCAGGATTCGATGGGTCATCAGGGTTTCACTCTGGTCACCGGAACATCCGCTCAGACGAGCGGTTACATCGCAATCCAGACCATCACCGCGACCGTGATCTCGTCCATTGCTGGTACTGGTATCACCGGAACGTGGAGTGGCACCACCATTCCCGCTGGCATCACCATCGTGGGTAAGATCTCCAGCTTTACGCTGACGAGCGGTGCGGTCATCGCCTACTTCGCCCGAGCGACCACCTGATGACTCTCGCGCTCTCACTGCAACTGTCCACGTCGGATGATGCGATCGAAGTCGCATATCCTGCGATGGACCGTTACCTGATGCAGGAGGACGCGACCTCATTCGTTCTCCAAGAGGACGGCAGTTCCAAAATCGTTTTCTCACTCTCCACCGACTAACTTCCTGACCTATGGCAGACTCTAAGATTACAGCCCTGACGAGCATCGGAGCCTCTACCGATCCCGCGAACGATCCGCTTGTGTTGGTGGACGTTTCCGACACGTCGATGGCCGCGAGCGGAACGACCAAAAAGGTCACGCTGAACCAACTGCTTGGTGCAAGCGGCACCGCCACCCTCGCCTCCGCCACCATCACCGGCGATCTGACGGTGCGGACGACTGGGTTGACGGTTAATTCTAGCGGCGTTGGTGTTGGGACAAGTTCTCAATCATCCTTCCTTGGCAACTCACCAAAGAAGCTGGTAATTGGAGATGGAACTCAAACTCCTGCGCTTACTCTCTATGGCGGCACAGCGAATGTTTCAGGAATTTATTATGCCAAAGGAACTGTTGGCAACGAAGCCTACCGAGGTTTCATTGAGTACAACCACGCCGTAGATGCATTAACTGTTGGGATATCTGGCTCCACCGCCATGACCCTGAACTCCACGGGGCTGGGCGTGGGGGTTACGCCGAGTGCGTGGCGTAGTACCCAGAAGGCTTTGCAGATTGGTGCGGTTGGAGCCTACTTCTCATCCGCTGCAAGCGGTGGTTCTACCTGCATCGGACGCAACGTCTACGAAAGCACGGCTGGCAACTTTACTTACATCGTAAACGACGAAGCCACTCTTTACGAACAGTCCGCAACAGGACAGCACGCTTGGTACACCGCTGCCGCAAGCACTGGCACAATAACCTTCACCCAAGCGATGACGCTCGACGCGAGCGGGAATCTGTTGGTGGGGACGACGAGTCAGATCCGAGGTGGTAAACTTTCGGTTGATAGTTCCGCTGGAGTTGCATCAGGACTCAAATCGTCTGCTGGTTCTTCCGTGTTTGTTGAAGAACTTTGGAACACCGGAAGCCTCGACAATTCGTTCATCAACTTTGGGACTGATTCAACATTCACCGCTCGCGGATCAATCACCTACAACCGATCCGGTGGTCTTGTCGCATACAACACGACATCCGATTACAGAGCCAAGGATATCATTGGCCCTGTTTCCAACAGCGGATCTGTCATTGATTCTCTGAAGGTGTACATCGGCAAGATGAAGGGGGCTTCGGTTGAACGCCCGATGCTTGTGGCCCACGAAGCTCAGATCGTTGCTCCTTATTCTGTTACCGGACAAAAGGACGAGGTTGATGCTGATGGTAACCCTAAGTACCAGCAAATGGATGTCTCATCGTTTGTCCCTCTGCTGATTGCCGAAATCCAATCGCTCCGCACCCGTGTTGCCGCTCTGGAAGCCTAATATCCCATGATTACCCTCTCTTGGATCATCGAACGCCTTCTCGTTAAACCCACCGAAGGATCGCTCACGGACGTTGTGATTACCGCCGACTGGCGATGCAACGGCACCGATGGCACCTACAGCGGCACCTGCTACGGCTCGTCGTCGTTCGCGCCTCCCAGCGAGAACTTCACGCCGTATCCTGATCTGACCGAGCAGCAGGTGCTTGGGTGGTGCTATGCCAATGGCGTCGATCAAGCGGCCATCGAAGCGAACGTCTCCGCTCAGATCGCTGATCAGATCAACCCTCCGGTCATCGCTCCGCCGCTGCCGTGGTTGCCGCCGGTTGTTGTTGCGCCGACTGAAGCTGTCGTCGATGCTGCCGCTTGATATGGAAATCACTATCAAGCTGAACGAAACCGAAGCCAATAACCTGATCGCTCTGATCGACATCGCGGTTAAAGCCGGTGGTCTTGCTAACGCTGCCGTCGCTCTGCCGCTGGTCGAGAAGATCAAGTCCGCTGCCCAACCTCAGTAACCCATGCAAACAGACAGCACCAACAACGGAAGTGGAGTTGGAATCTCACTCGCAACTGCCGCCGCTGCTGGTGCGGTCTCGTTTATCCCGCAGCTAACGCAGTGGTTCCAGCTTGGAGCCGCTGTGTTGGCTTTCATCGCTGCTGCAATTGGACTCTACAAAGCCATTAAAAAATGAACTGGAAAACGACTCTCGCTGGTGTTGGTGCAATCATGGTTGCCGTGGGTGGTGCGCTCAAAGCACTGTTCGACGGTGACCCCGCGACGAATCTTGATCTGACTGCGACCATTGCTGCTGTTACGGTTGGTTTCGGTTTGATCGCCGCTAAGGATGCGGACAAGAAGAAGACCGAGTGAACATCATCGAACAGATCGTCACAGCCATTCTAAAATGGCTGACTGGTCTGGCGAAAACCCCACCAACCGTTGAAGATGCAAAACAAGACCCAGAGCTTAAAAAGAAGCTGCTGGATCGCATTGACCGCGCTGGTGGGTAGCTGTGGCTGTGGAACTCGCGTTGTCATGGTGCCTCACGGTGAGCCTGTGAGGCTCGCTGAGAGCGTCCAAGCGCGAGTCTGGGTCAAAGGAGCGGACGGTGTTTCCGTACGCTCCAGCAATCGAATTACGTTGTCAGAGGGTTGGTACGCATTGCCAAAAGATTGAACTATGGCTCAACAAGTCATCAACACGGGTACGACCGCCAACGACAACACCGGAGACACGCTCCGCGCTAGTTGGCAGAAGGCCAACGACAACTTCACGGAGCTTTACACCGAAATTTCGGCTCTCAATGACGCGACTGCTTACGTCCCGACGTTGACCGATTCTGGTGGTGGCAGGACGTACACTTACACGATCACCTCCGCTCGTTATACCGAGATCGGAAATCTTCGCTGGTTCTCGGTTGCGTTGTCAGTCTCTGCTGCTTCTGGAACCGCAACTGGATCGCTTCGATTGAGCATCCCAGACTCTGCGACTTACGCTGCTGCTGTTTGCGTTCAAGCCAACGGTCTAGCTTCAAACGCCAAGACCGAGATTGAAGGCAACGCTGTGGCGGGTCAGTCTTACGCAGAGATCGTGCATTACGAGAACGGCTCGACGAGTTCTCTGGCTTCACACGTTCAAGCTGGATCTTCTCTGATTGTTACTGGAGTCTACTTCCACGCCGTTTGAACCTGATCGCAACCAGTCTTCAGTTGGGAATGACGGTCCTTCAGGGAGCGATGGGAAATCCGTCGTTTATCTGGCAGGGATCGCTTGTCCGCTGCATTCCTGCTGCGATCACTGACGCCAACAACGTCATCAACGGTGGGTTCCAAGACAACGTGCAGGTCCGTCTGCTGGTCAAGCTGGCCGACTGGAGATTGGCTGACTCTACGCTGGTGACCGTAGACGCGACCGTCTGGAGTGCTGACGTTGGATCGACTGCTGACCGACTCTTGCAAGAGAGCGGGAGTCTGATTCTCCAAGAGAACACCGACGCTCTCCAACTGACGTTCGGAAAAATGATTCCAGTGGTGGGTCGCACGTTGACCTACGATGGGCGAACGCTGCGAATCATATCCGCAAAGCGAGACGGTACCGGTGCGTATTACGTTCTGGAATTGGGGGCCAAGACCAAAT